CCAAGCGGTGTTCCATGCCAATGCCAATGCCAAACACTGGGGAGATGCCTGCGGAGTTTGCTGCCTGTACGTTGACAGGATCAACCCCCTTCATGCCTACCAGCCCGTCATCCCCTTCGGAAAAGCGAACTGAGACATCCAAGTGGCGATCACTGAAGAACACGAAGTTATTGGACTTGACCGCACTGTCTCGGGTGATGGCGTTGGGGTACATGCTCCCGCTGATGCCCTTGGAGTTGAGGAACTCCGAGACCACCTTGGCTTTCGCAAGACTCTCTGGCCCATCCATGAGTGAACGGTAGATCTCCTCGCCTGTCATACCCTTGTGAGCAATGCCTGCATCATCGAGGATCTTCTGGACTTCTTTGGATTGCGTAGTGGACTCCCAGCGGAGAAAGGATTCAATCGGTGCATCCTTGACCCGCAGCTGGTATAGGCCACCTTCACTTGGGGCCATGCCACGCAGCGCGGTCTCTTTGTTGCGGTAGTGATTGCCCACAAACTTAGATGATCCAGCGTACAGCCCCCATCCCTGTGCCACGTTTCCTTCGCCGCTCCCCACGAACTTGGTGGAGAACTTGTCGATCCCTTTAGTGGGGCCACCAGCCCAAACGTATGGGAAGTTCTTGTCGAAGCTGCCATATCCTCGATCCGTTGCAACCTTCCGCACAGAGCCTTGAACCAAAGCAACCAAGTCCTTGGTGGTCAGTTCAAAGTCCATACCAAAGCGCTTGTTCAGGTATAGCTTCATGTTAGCGAGGGCTTCTCTCAAGACGCCCTGCTTCTGGGCACTGGCGCTCTCAATGAAGTAAGCCAGCTTCTCTTCGTTCTTAAGAAAGTCATCTGTCTTACTCTTCGCGGCCCTCTGAAGTGCCTTGATAGCATCGGCGTTGCCTTCGCTTGCCAAGCGGTCAACTTCTTGGATCATCCGCTTGTAGACATCAGGGCCGACAACTCGCTCAAGACCTTGGTGAACACCAACATCGTGCATCACCACGCCACGGACGTTGTCCTTATTGAGGCGGTCAGCCATCAGGAAGGTTGTGTCCGTATGTGGGTCATAGAAGGCGTTGGTGCCATCCTTGCTGCGGAGAGACTGTGGGAGATCCTCTTGGGAGTTGATGAACTTGATTCGGCCGGATTGCTCCAGACCATCAAGGATGTCAGAACCGAAGGCATCCTTCAGGGCACCACGGGCACCCACGATGTGTGTGGTGTCCGTTGGCACTGAGTTCTTCAGCTTCTTTAGTTCCCATCCCTTAACTCCACCCTCACCGTCAGCAGAGTCTTCACCCTTCTTCAGGTTGTCCTTGGAGCGTCTTGGGTCAGTGCTGTCAGCCAGCAGTCCATTTCCCTCTCGGCTGCGGGTGATGCCCACTGAGTTCAGATCGTCATCACTTTGTTGCTTCTTGAAGTAAGCCTCACCGGCAGGGGTAAGGGCCTCACCCGCTGCATCAAACTCAGCCTGCTGTGCCGCCTTAAATTCGTTAGATGCCCACCGGCCAAGTGCTACGTTATCCGCTTCCAGAGCGCCACCCTTAATGAGACCACCGCCGATAGCGCCAAGGCCCATACCCATGAGGGTAGCCATAGCGACATCTTGTGGGGTTCCAAGGGGACGTTGGTCGTACACCGCAGCCTCATAGAGACCGTTACTGACTCCACCAATCAGGCCACCCTTGGCAGCATTTGCCAGCCGTGATCCTTTGGACAGCAGACCCGCGCCGAGCGTTGCGGGGACAAAGGCAGTCAGGGTCTGGATGTCCAAGATATTGGCACCCATGCGACCCATGATGCCTATACCGCCCATCTTGCCCAGTTCCTTCTCTTGCTCCATCGCTGCCTTCACGCGACCAAGCCGTGCCTGATCTTCGTTCTGGGATTGGCCCTGAAGGATGTACGGCCAGTGTTCCGGTGGGATACCAAGCAGAAGCTGCTGACCATATTCCTCTGAGCGCTGGTGGTTCGGGTCAACCTCTTCGATGTACTTGTTCTTGATCCAGTTGGTGACGGAGTTATCAAGGTCAATGCCAATGCCAATAGCCTTTGGGATGTCCCTTAGGCTGTTGACAAAGCCGCCATGAGCCCGAGCATCATCCCTCTCCTGCCTATCAAGCGCCCCGCCAGAAGCAGGGAAGCCAGAAGGATCGGAGTTTCCAGCTGAGAACTGAGGTGAGACAGGTCTTGCTTGACTGGGTGTGGCCCCTGAGGGCACCCCAAACTTGGCAATGTAGTCCGCTGTCTCCTTCCACGGCTTTCCGCTTGCAAGAGCTTTCACCGCCTTGGGGCCACCGTTGTAGTCAGCCAAGGACATCTCCATACTGCCGCCATACCTCTTAAGGTTATCTTGCATGTACCGGCCAGCAGCATCAGCCTCTGACTTGAAATCACCAACGACAGCACCGTAGTGGGTTGCGGTTGCGTCCATGAACTGGAAGAATCCCTTGGCCTTCTTTGGGGATACCTGTGTGCCATCGAAGGACGATTCGATACCAGCCATCTTGTAGAGGGTGCCGGATGGCAGTGCGTACTTCTTTTCAGTCTCATCTGTAATCGAGCGGGCTTCCCCTAAGTCGATGTTTGGAATGGGCTTTGCCATTGGTGATCTTTCATCTTGTTAATTACTGTTCTGAATACGGAACCCCCGAACTGAGTGGTGGGGTTGTGCCGCTCAGTTGGCCTTTGGCCCGTTCTTGTTTGCGGCTTAGTTCACGATTTCCTGCTGCGACTTCTTTGGCTTGGTCTGCTGCATGTCGAGTGCGAATCCACGATTCCATCTCGGACTTCTTGTAGCGAAGCACAGTGCCGTCCTTCCCCTCTGCGGGATATGCACCAAGCATTGCGGTGTAGAAACCCGAAGGGTCTCGCTGCAAAACAATTTCTTGGCCATCTGTTGATTTGCCGAGAGGGCGATCATTGGCAGTGCCTGTCTCTAAGACGCGCCCAAGTGCGGGGTTAATCATGCCCATTGCCGTTGTAAGGTTCGTCCTCATGCTCTCGCGTATGGATGGCATGACACCAGGGGTATCACCGTAGTCCTTGGCGATAACCTCACGCTTGAACAGCTTCACATACGCAGCCTGATTGGCTCCAGCTGGGACCGTTGGGAGGTCGGTATTGAAGTACCGTGTGTTATCGATCACAGTGGAGACTTCAGGACGAGCTTGATACTTCTGAACGGCAGCAAGGGCTTCTTCGACAGTTGCCGCAGACCCTGACTTAAGTAGGAACTCAGCACCCTTGCGTAGGCTTGACGCCATCTGTACCTCGTTCACCACCTCGTTTCGCCGCTCCAACATATTTCCAATGCCGGTGACTGAGCTTGAGTAGAAGGATGGGTTCACCATTGCCGCAACACGGTTGGCAATTTCCTTACTGCGAATAGCAAAGTCTGTGTCCGATATACCACTGTGCTTTGCAGCATTGACCAAGGTTGCTGCCTTGTTCAAATTTCCACCAGCACCACCGATCTTCATCGCCATGTCCATGTTCTGCAAGTCAGTGACAGCGGCCTCGGAGCCAGCATACTTACTGAGGTTGCTTGGATCAACTTCAAGAACTCGCAGGCCCTTCTTAATGCCCTCCTCGGCCTGTGGACTGAGGACTCCAACGTCTTTACCGTTGTAGGCCCAGCCGACACTTCCGAGGTTGCCCATTGCAGCCGTGACCTCTTTCTTCAACTCTGGATTGACCAGCCCGTTGGTAGAGAAGATCTTGATGACATCATCAGGTGCCATCTTGACTTGCTTTGACCAGCTAACAAGATATTCAGCAGCGGCTTCCTTTTCATCGAAGTCAGTAAGGGTTCCGTCCTTGGCACTCATTCGTTGACCAGCAGCGCGTGTACCGAAGTTGCCGTTCTCCACCGCCTCCCGCATCCGGCTTTCGGCTTCGGAGTTGTAGGTGTAGGCGGCAGTCTGAGCAGCAACCCTATCGGCTCCCTTGCTGATCTCATGCAGGGCAGCGGCGTTCCGATCAATCATTAACTGATAGCGTTCGTCCGTAAAGATCTTTTCATGCTTCTTGCGGAGTGCGGCCCAATCCTTTAGGTTCAGTTCACCCAAGCGTGCGGCTGTGCTGAATGGGGTTAGTTCGACATCAAGGGATTCCCTTTGGGATTTCGTTGCGACAGCATCTACCTGTGCGGAGAAGAGCCGTGCTTGATCGCCCCCAATCAGCGAGGCCACCTTGAGGTTGTTGGTGCTGGAGCCGAGCAGCGCCTTCATCAAGTCCACCCTGCCTCGTTCTGTCACCGAGTTCAGCATGGACTTGAAGGCTTCCTTGCTCTGGGCGAGGGGCAGAACATTCGTGTCCTTGGTGAGGCCGAAAGCAGCCATGATGGATGCTGCGGCTTCTTCAGTCGTTCCCTTGTATGTAGGGTCTGTGACTTGCGCCACTACGCCTTGAATGTGTTCATCCCGAACAGCAGCCGCACGGGCCACAAATTCGGAGTTCACCCGCTCTGCGTTGACTGTGCCCACCGTTGATGTAAAGGCATCAAGGTTCTTATCGAAGCCAGCAATGGTGTACTTGGACTGACCAGACAGGGCGGTATTCCGCTTGTCCGTCATGTACTTGTCCAGTGCCTCATTGCTTTCAAACGTCAAGGTGCCCTTGGCGATCCCATCGAGGGTCTCCCGCTTTGCACGGTCCATTGCGTTCTGTCCGTACATATGCTGCACGGTAGCGACATAGGCAGACGAATGAGACTCCATCAGTTCTTTGTTGTCGATCAGCTTTCGCTGTTCTTCAAGCGTCATCCCCTTGGCATCCTGAGTGCCCTTGACAGTCTGCACAGCCTCATAGGTTTTTATTGCATTCTCTGCTGCGGGTGCTGCAACGTTCAGGGCCTGCGCGAGTTGGCCCAGTGTGCTTGTTGGTGCCGTATCAAAACGGGTCTGTACCGTAGAGATGTTTGGGGATGCAGTTACGCGAACCCCCTCCTGCCCTGGGCGATATTCATTTGCCATACTTAGTCTTTATGTTGGTAGTTGCTTACATGCCGCGACTGTTATTGCCCTTGTATCCAAAGGTTGGTGCAGGGGTGGTTGCAAGGGATGCCTGTTTCTCTTGATACGCATACCCTGCTGTACCGATCTTTAGCGCAGCGCCAAGGTAATCAACAGGGGCTGGGGCACGGAGAGAGTTGATGGTGTTTGTGGCTGAGTTGTTTACATTCTCAAACTGGTTATCCAGAGCCATGTTTGTCCGGTCTAAGTTCTCGTAGACGGACTGGTTGTAGCTCGCACCACGGGTCCCAAGGTTTGCCAATAGGTTGTCCACCGACAATCCAGTTGGTCCTGCCCTGGCTACAACGGAGGACTGAGCCTCACGCAGCGCCATGTTGTTGGCGTTGATCTTTTGACCAGCTGCATCAGACTCCTGCTGCCGCTGAAGGCCAACTTGATTGGCGTTCTGGGATCGAGCCGTTAGCGCATTCGCTGCCTGCCGTGCATTCGCAGCATTGGTCTGGTCGGCCACTTCTTGTTGGGTCATAAGACCTGTGACGGCGCTGCCGATAGCAAGAATCGTCATCGGTTCACACATATCTATTCCTTGTGAAAGTGAAGGAAGGTTTCTCCGTTGCGGATATCGCTTCCCTCAAAAGTAAAGCCAAGCCACTTGATCCATTTGATGTGAACATCGTTCTTGGACCAGCAGGCATTGGATAAGTATTTGTAGTCTTCAAGGTATCCCTTAAGAATCTCCCTGCATTCCCGAAGCAAGCTCCAGCAGCGCCGAAGATCATCCGTACCAAGCATCCACGGAGACCCCCAGCTTCCCAGCACACCGCCAACACCAAAGATGGCAACAACCTTGTTGTTCCATTCAATCGTGTGGCATGTGTGGGACGCTGAGAGACCTCTGGTGAGGGCAGAGAGGGGAGTTCCCCCAGATGAGTGGAAGACCTCTTCACGGTCCTCCTGACGCATCGTGAGGGATAGCTCTTGAATGTCTGAAGGGACCGTCAGCCGTATGAAGGGCTTAGATCGGGCGGCTTCGCTTGACATAGAACCCCTCCCAGTCAGCACTGAAGAGAGCTACGGGTTGAGGCATGTCACTCTCCACTGCGATCTTGACTGTGGTGTTCTGTGACAGCACTGGAGCAATCTGCCTGCCAGTCGCCAAGGTTCCACCACCGATAACTGCCGAGGGTGCCCCTGTGACTTTCCCTGAGAACACATAGGTGTTTGTTGGGCGAGACAGTGGGGTGACCAGGATCTTGTAGAAGCCAGTGTCAGCATGGTTGAAAGCAATCTTTCGGACCTGTGTCCTGCCTTCTGTGTCAGCAGCCTTAGCAGCCCCGCCAGAAACCAAGCGAACAGCAAGGGGCGATAGCTGGTACTTGAATATGTACTTCAGGCCAAAGGTCAAACCGGATGCGGTGTAGTCGCCTGGAATACGGATGCCTGCGGTCAGATCAACCGACTCGACTTGGCCTGCCTTAACAGTTCCACCGCCCTTGGACACCACCATGTAGGTGCCAGCCGCAGGGGTGTACCCAATGGCAGCTGGGGAGATTGTTGTGAACCCACCTGAGTAGCTTAGTGAGGCTGTTGCGATCTGTACCTTGCGATCAAGGTTCACACGGTATGGCTCTCCAATGCTGGATGCACCAATCGAGAAGTCCATCCGCTCAAGGTACACGCCATCTGCTCTGGAGATCACCAAGTACAGGACCGATTTAATAAAGTCACAACTCAAGATGGTGTCACCCGCGAGGAACGTGAATTCTGACCACGAACTCTGGAGCTTCTCAGCACCACTAAAGAAGTACTTGTAGACAAAGAGCTTGCTGCGGTCATTCTCTGAGAGCATCACAAGGACATCCTCATTGGTTCCAGCTGCAATCTTTGTGACACCGGCTGGGACATATGTTGGGACATGACTTGTGATGTCCGCTGCATCGTTGGTGATGTTGTTCAAGTCAGCAAAGTACTCACGCACTGAAGACCACGAACCCTTATCCATCGTGAAGTAGATGTTCCGTCCTGCCGAAGCTGGCCTCGCACGGGTGTTCACAAAGAAGTCCGTTGAGGGCTTGATTGGGACACTCTTCGGGGACATGACATCGGTGCTGTCCACAAGGAACTGCTGCTGGCGAGAGAACAGGAGTAGCTGCTTGTTGAAGCCAACCGCATGGGTAAGCACAGCAACCTTGTTGGTGGCCGCACTGACATCCACTGGGTCACTGTCAAGCAGGCTGACCACGGTGGTGCGGTACGGATTGAAGTACTGCCCTGTCTCGGTCATTATGAAGTTCTCATCTGACAGGAAGCCCAGCCTGTTCTGAAAGAAGAACACATCATTGATGGTGTTCCCAACAAAAGAGGGGTTTGGATTTGACTTCAGGTCGCCACACTTCCTGTCAGCCCAGGCCGCAGGCTTAAAGGTAAACGTACCGTCAGCTTCTCGGACCAGCTGGTGGGGCATCGTCAGGCTGTCCAAGCCAATCTTGATGCCTGGAGCAATTGATTCTTTCCACACACCGGCCACGTTGTTGGAGCCACCCGCATCGAACTTCACCCAGTAGTTATCAAAGGATGACGTTTGGTCTCCAGTGATCTGGATCAGGAAAGAGTCAATGCGGGGGTTCGATGGGAGGTCAGTGAACTTCTGAAGGTTCCCCTTGATGGCAACCATAGCGTTGCTGTTGAAGCCATCTTCCGTAGCCACCGTAAAGTCAACCGAGGTGTTCTTTAGGTAGATCGTTGAGCCCTGTTTGGAGAGGGACCACGGTGCTGTGTTGTAGCCTGCTGCTGTCATTGAAGTAGCAAGGTTTGTTGCAATGGAGTCGGTAGAGAGGTCCACTGACTGAGTTGCAGAGGAACCATCGGGGGTTGAATAAGATCCAACCGCTGTACCGTTCACAAGGGTCTTGTACGTCTTGCCGTAGTTACCCAGCTTGACGCTGAATAGAGCTTCATAGGGACGCACTGTGCTAAGGGTAGACCGCTCTGCCACAACCTTAGTCTTGTTCGTGATGAAGGTGTAGTCAGCAACAGTGGTCAACGCAAAGGTCTCCCCAGCAGCCAGCGCTGTATTCAGGTACGCTTTGTTCGTGAAGTTGACGGTCTTCTGGGTGCCATCCAAACCGTAGATTTTCAGATCCCCATTGGTGATGATGATCTGGTATTGCTCAGAGCCGTCACGGTCAATGGTGTGGATGAACGCATCTGTTAGGGGAGAGTTACTGATCTTCGCAACGTGTTCCGTTGGGGGTCTCTTCCGCAAGCCCGAGGAGACAGTCGATAGACCGTTCTCTTGAACATCGCCTTGAGAAGTGAGGCGCAGCGTGAAGGGTTGCTGGGAGACTCCGTTGACGAAGTTGGGGATGGAGGAAGAGAGAAGAGTCATCGCGTGAGAATCCTTGCGACTGACCACGATCCACTGAGGATGTTGTAGTCAGCGTTGTTAGAGTCGAGCTTCTTCAGAGCAGCACGGGCGCGAAGCTCATCCTTCTCTGTAAAGCTGCCGAGGGTGTCTGAGCCGACCACCCGCTGTTGGAATACACGGGCTGCACGGACAGTGATGTAGTGACGGGCCGCTTGGGGCATGTCTGTGAACTCCAGCAGGATGATCATGTCAACCGTGAGGGACTTCGTGAAAGCGAAGGTGTGGTTCAGGCGGTCATATAGACGCTGGCCCCGCATGGCTACATCAACATGAACGTCTGGTCCAACTGTGTCAATCTGGATGCAGTTGAGGGGGATCTGAATCTCACCAGTGCCCTGCACAGGAGACATGACCCAGTTGATCTCGGTATTGAACTGCCAGCCTTCTTCTTGTACTTGGACGCTAACTTCGCGGAGGACGGACTGAGCGATACCGACATCAACCGTGCTTTGATCCGCAGAGAGGGAACTGATTGGGGACTCACCAATCGTGGAGAGCATGATGTTGATTGACTCAAGCTCAGTGAGTGGAGCAAGGGTTTGCATTGGGTGTTCCTATAAATTAAAAAAAAGCCCCATGCTTCCCGTGAGTGAACAAGGGAAACATGAGGCTTTAGAAGAGACCCTTACGCGGTCTTCAGTTCGATTGCAGCGGCTGGACGCAGAACGCCGTGGCCCATTGCGTACTTAGCAACCATCAGGGTGCCCTGACGGCGGATGTCGTACTGGGACTCCATTGCCAGATCCATGAGCTTCACAGTGCCGATAGCGGCCTTGTGCATGACAACAGCAACAGTAGTGGTGAACACACCAGCGTACTTGTTGGCAGCAGCACCACCGAGGCCAGCACCGCCAGCAACGGCAGCGCCATCAGCAGCGATAGTCGAGCCGAATGGAGCGTGGTTGGTCTTGACCAGTTCGATGCCAGCAATCATTGGCACACTGACTTTCGCAAGGCCACCAGCGGCAGCACCGTACAGGCTGTTCTGAACCAGTGGGTTCTGAGCAAGGATGTAGTAGGCAGCAGGCGACAGGTAGGCAGTGCGGCCTTCAGAAGGAATGAATTTCTCATCCATCTTCTGGGCAGCAGCGAACAGGGCAGCGATCAGCTTGGCACCAGTGGTGTCCGACAGCATGGCTGCATCAATGACAGAGCCGCCAGCAGCTTCACCAGTAACAGGGGAGGCACCACGCGCAGCCAGCACACCAAGTGCCAGGATCTGCTTGTCATGGGTGTAGGCCAGAGCGTTACCAATTTCTTGGGCGTAAGGACCACGCACATCGTAGTGG